GGCCAGGGCGGGATGAAGATCACGCCGAACGACGACTTCCTGGGCGAGCCGGTGGTGTTCCAGGCCATGCCCATGTCGCACTTCTACGCCTACGAGGGACCGAACGGGCGGCTGGATCGCTGGTTCTTCTGGCACGAGCTGCGCGCCGATGCGATCACGACGGAATGGCCCGACGCCACGCTGCCGGAGAAGCTGAAAGAGGAGGCCGAGAAGCCGACGCCTCCGATGGTCAAGCTCGCCTCGGTGGTCTATCGCGACTATGACGAGAAAGAAGCGCCGTTCCGCTACGAGGTGTTCTGGCAGAAGGGGGCAGACAAGGCCCGCCTGGTCGAGCGTCAGAGCCGCACGTCGCCTTTCGTGACGCCGCGCTATTCCAAGCTGCCTGGAGAAAACCGTGGGCGTGGGCCGGTGCTGTTCGCCCTGCCCGATATCCGCACCGCGAACAAGATCGTGGAGCTGACCCTTCGCGCCGTGGCCGTGGCCGTGGCTGGTGTCTACACCGCGACCGGCGGGGCCGTGGACGGGCCGATCTCGATCAAGCCCTACTCAATCATCAAGGTGCGCCGCAACGGCGGGCCGGACGGTCCCAGCCTCCAGCGTCTCGACAACCCCCAGCGGATCGACTTTGGCGAGCTGGTGCTGGACACGCTCCATATGAACATCCGCAAGGTGATCGGTGACAACAGCCTGCCGCCCGAGGCTGGACCGATCCGAACGGCGACCGAGTTCGTGCAGCGTGCCCGCGAGCTGGTGGCAGACCAGGCCGGTGGCCTCGGCCGTCTCTATGCGGAGTTTGTGATCCCGGCCGTGCAGCGCGTGGTCGATATCCTGGAAGCGAAACAAATCCTGCCGACGCAGGGGCTCCAGATCGACCAGTTCTTGATCGAGGTGCGTATGACAAGCCCGCTCGCGCGGGGCGAGGCCATGCAGGAGGTCGAGAACATCGTGCGCTTCATGGAGATGCTGAAAGCCATTGGCGGCGACCAATTGATGATGTTTGAAATGGATTTTGAGAAAGTCACCCCGCACCTTGGCGATCTGATGAATGTGCCGATGAACCTGCGCACCACAAAGGAACAGAAGGTAGAGCTGATGAAGGCGGCGGCAGCACAGGGGGCGACCGAGCAAGGTGCTGATCCGAACGTGGCAGCGCAGGCGGTCGAACAACAGGAGGCGCAGCGCAATGGCAGACGGTAACACCGGGCTCGACGCCCTGTTCGAGAACGGCGACAGCGAAGCGTGGCGCGATCTCATGCGACGCACCGAGGACCAAGCACCGATCCGGCAAGGTGTCGATCCCGAGCTTTATTCGGTTGTGTTCTCAACGCCTGCCGGGCGTGAGGTGCTGGCGGATATGTATAACCGCTACGTCAACGTAACACGCTGCATCCCAGGCCAGGGACCGGACGCGGCATTCTACCGTGAGGGCATGGCGCAAGTCGTGTTCGATATCGTTTACAACATCGCCCTGGCGCATGAAGGAGAAGGCAATGGCAAAGAAGGATGATCTGATCAAGGAGGCCAAGGGCCTCGGGATCGAGATGGACAGCAACGAGACGGTGGCCGACCTGGAGGCCAAGATCGCAGAGGCCAAGGCAGCGCTGCCCGCCCCGGTCGAGGGTGAGCTGACACGCTCCAAGGTCAACCGGGGCTCGCGCCGTCGGATCGAGCGCGCGATCACGCGGCTGAACGAGGAGATGGACGCGGCGATTAAGGAGTTCGATCTCCAGGCGTTCGTCGCTGACGAGGACGGCAACCGCACGGCCGAATGGCCCGCTGTCACCTGGCTGCGCGAGGCGAAGGCCGAGGTCAACGACCAGGTGAACCGGCTCCTCGCGGGCTGATCTGAAAACCCACACCCCAGCGAAACAAGGAGACGACGTGCATGTGGAAATTCTGGCAATATCACGCCCCCGTTTGGAGCCCGGCCGATGAAGGCTCGGGAGGTTCGGGCGAAGGCAATGGAGACGGCGGCGAGGGCGAAGGCGCTGGCGGCGAAGGTGGAGAAGGCGAAGGAGGCAGCAGTTCCCAGGGCTCCTCGATCCTGGACTTCGCCACCAAGGGCAAGGCCAAGGAAGGCGAAGGCGAGGGCGACGGTGACGCTTGGAAGCTGCCTGACGGCATGGAGCTGCCGGATCACCTGGTTGGTTCGTCGGCTGACGAGACGCTGGCGAAACTGAGCAAGGCTTACCAGGGCGCGCGGCGCGATCTGTCCAAGAAGGGCAAGGGCGAGGGCAAGCTGGATGGCGCGGTGCCCGACGATCCCGAGGGCTACAAGTTCGACCCCGAGGGTGACGACGACAAGATCGCGGAGGAGCTGAACAGCGAAGCCTCGAAGCCCTACGTCGATGCGTTCCGCAAGGCCGCGCACAAGCTCGGCATCCCTGACAAGGCGTTTACCCAGCTCATGCGCGAGGGCCTGTCAGGCATCGCGGAGGACGGTATGCCCATCGGCGTGTCGAACGAGGAGGCGGCGCAGATCAGCGGTGAGCAAGAGATGGAGAGCCTGGTGCAAGAGGTCGGCAAGAAGGAGGCCAGCACCATCGTCAACACCATCGGCACATATGCCGAGAAGCTGGCCCAGCGCGGCGTTCTCAAAGACGAGCAGGACATTGCCGAGTTCTCACAAATGGTCGGCACCGGCCGCGCAGCGCGCATCTTCCACCGCATCTTAACTGGCGAGATGGGCGAAAGACCGATCCCAGTGGCCGATGGCGCGGATGGATCGGTGACGCCGCAGGAAGCCTATTCCCGGCACGCCCAGGCCAGTAAGATGAAGCCCGGTGCGGAGAAGGACGCGGCAATGGCAGAGGCGCAACGCCTGATGCAAAAGGCGTTTGGCACTTCGCCGCAACAGACTGGCTCGATCCGCTCCGGTGTGCTATAGGTGCGATGCGGGCGCAAGCCTGTATGAACCATCACTACTTGGTCGCCCCGGCAATAATAGATTGCCGGGGCGTTTTTTTATGCACGCTTGCCAGATCGCGCGGCTGGTGGCATATTGGCGCACAAGATGCAGACCCGCGAGGAACGGCACCCGGCTTAGGCGACAGGCCCGCGACCCTTAAGGCCCTCGATCTTCCCCCGATTGAAACCTTGAAGGAGTGACGCAAATGCACCGCAAAATTCTCAGCTCGATCTACACATTTCTTGACGTGGTAGCTGTCTACATCATCACCGCGCTGGTGGTTCTCGCCAAGCGTATGGACCCGGCTTTCTTCATGGCAGACGAGGCCGGTTCGGTCTCTCTCTCCACCGCAGCAATCGCCAGCTTCGACGCTGATGTGAAGCACGCCTATCAGGACATGGGCAAGCTGCGCGATACCGTGCGGATCAAAACCGGCGTCGTGGGCTCGACCCACCGCTTCCGGAAGCTGGCCGCTGGCCTGGCAACTCGGCGCGTCAAGCAGACCGATGTTGTGCCGATGAACCTCGCGCACACCAACACGACCGCAACGCTCGAAGATTGGAACGCCGCCGAATACACCGACGTGTTCGATGATGCGAAAACCAACATCTCCGAGCGCGAGGAGCTGGCCGGTTCCATCGCCAAGGCGATCAGCCGCCGCGAGGATCAGCTTATCATCGACGCGCTGGAAGCCACCTCCACCACGCTGACCGTGGCAAGCTCCATCGGCGGGGCCAACACGAACCTCAACGTTGACAAGCTGCGCCGTGCGTCACGCCTTCTGGGCGACAACGGTGTGGGCGAGGACGAGGATATCACCTATGTCGGCTCCTACGCTGGGCGTGAGGGCCTTCTGGGCGAAACCGAGGCTACCAGCGCGGACTTCAACACGGTGCGCGCCCTGGTCAACGGCGATATCTCGCAGTTCCTCGGCATGTCGTTCAAGTGGATTGCGTCCCGCGCCGAAGGCGGGCTCGACCTGACCAGCGGCGACCGCACCACCTTCGCCTATGCGAAGTCGGCAATCGGGCACGCAATCGGCATGGATCAGCGGATGGAGGTCAACTACATCCCGACCAAGACGAGTTGGCTCGCCAACATGCTGTTTTCGGCCGGTTCCATTGAGATCGACGCCGGTGGTGTGGTCGAGATCACCTGCGACGAGGACGGCGCATAAGCGCCATCAGGAGGGCGGGTTTGACGCTCGCCCTCTCCTGAAACTTAATTTGGAGAAGCAACATGGCTTTCAACCTGCAAGGACTGGAGAACCACAGCGGCTCTGGCGGTGGCATCAAGATTTTCAGCTACAACGCCGGAGCCGATGCGAAAGCGGCCGTCAAGGGCGCGGGATACTTCAACACCGCCGATATTCTGAGCGTGGGCGACCGCATCCTGATCCACGCATCGGATGCCGATTTCGACGCTCATGTGTCGGCAATCAGCGCCGGTGTCGTGACCATCGCGGCAATCGACGCCTTCGTCTAATCCGCTGGGGTGTGGATGCGAGGGACGGGCCGGGGCTGTCATGGCCTCGGCCCTTTTTCTTAGGGGACCGACATGACCTACAGCAAAGTGGATGTTGCATCGCAAGCGCTGGCTCGCCTGGGCGAACCGGCGATTTCTTCGTTTGAGGAGGACAGCGACGCAGCCGAGAAGGTTAACCAGCTCTACGAACCGACGATACTCCAGCTCCTCGGCTCGCACGACTGGAGCTTTGCCACGCGGCGCAAGGTTCTGCCTGACGATGCAGCGGGCTTGCCTCTCAACGAATGGAAGCGCGCATTTCTCCTGCCGACGCTGCGCACGGATCGCGTGGGCAAGCCTCTGTCAGTTTTCAACTCGACGCAGGTTCGCGCGCCCCAAGTGTTCGATTACGAGACACAAGAGAAATGGATTTTCTCTAATTATGACCAGGTGGTGATCGAATACATCTGGCGCGCTCCTGAAAGCCAATGGCCTGGTTACTTCCAAACGCTCGCAATCGAGGCTGTCGCCGCAACCCTGGCGCTGCCTATCACCGAGAACGCGAGCAAGGAACAAATGCACCGGCAAATCGCCTATGGCAACCCGAGCGAGTTAGGGCGTGGCGGGCTATTCCGCACCGCGACCGAGGCCGACGCCACCGGCGATCCGACGCGATCACTCCTGGACGATCACGATCCGATCTGGGGCGCGCGCTTTGGAGGGTATCGGTAATGCCGACGAGCCGATACATTCAGACCAGCCTTTCGGCCGGGGAGTTCGACCCGCTCCTCTGGAGCCGCGAGGACGTGTCGTTCTTCTACAACTCGGCCAGGATCATCGAAAACGCCGTGCCGCTGCCCCAGGGCGGGGCCAAGCGCCGCGAGGGCTGGCGATATCGTGCGCTCCAGCGCGGCCCGATCTCCGAGATCGACCTGTCCGGCGCGACCGTCACCGGGATCAACGGCGGCACCATCGGCAACCTTACGGACAGCGACGAGACGACGCTTTTCCAGACCGGATTGAGCAAGGCGATCAGTGGCGTCACGAACGCCGATCCGGCCGTGGTGACAGCCATCGCTCACGGCTATTCGACCGGAGATCGCGTGCGGATCGACGCGGTTGAGGGTATGGGCGCTCCCAGCGGCACCACCGCGTCGATTACAAATGCGACCCAAGCGAACCCCTGCGTTATCACGGCGGCAGGGCATGGATTTTCGTCCGGCAACACTGTCGAAATTACCGGCGTGTCTGGTATGACGGAGCTGAATAACGATACCTATACAATGACGGTGTTGACCAGTGACACGTTTTCTCTGGACGGCACCGACAGCACCGGCTTCACGGCATACTCAACCGGAGGCACGGCGGAGCAAATCCTGGCAACCTCGATCAACGGCCACCAGGGCGCGATCACGGTGCTGACGGCCGACACCTTTGAGCTGGATGGCTTCGATAGCTCGGCGCTGGGCCTCTATGTCTCGGGTGGCACGGCCGTGAAGGGCGTAGGTGCCGCGACCGCATACGAGGTGCTGCGCCTCGATCTCGGATCGGCACAAGCGGTTTCGCTTATGGACATGCGCGATCTGCGCGTAGTGGAATTTCCGGCTGACGTGACCTCGGCCGATCTAACCTTGCAGCACAGCTCGGATGGATCAAGCTGGACGGATGCGGCCACGTTTGCCGTGGGCAACGTGGCCTATGATCGGCGGTTCGCGGCCGCACCTGATCAGCTTCTCGGAACGGCGCGCTACTGGCGTGCAATCGTTGACAACCCATCGGCTGTCGATCTCAAGGGCGCGACCGTCGAGCTGTCTCAAGTCGAGATGTATCTGGAGGCCGGATATAGCAGCGGTGCGGCAGTCGGCCAGTTCTCGATCCACCGCCTGACCGCGACGATCCAAGACGAGTATATCGTGGTGCTGACTGCCGGGTGCTGCGATGTGTTTCGGGGCACCGACGGGGCATGGGTTGCCAGTGCCGCGATCCCGCACACCGACGCAGAGGTGGCCGAGGTCAAGAGCGCGCCGAACCTGGATACGCTGATACTCTACCAGAACGATCAACCGCCGTGGGTGGTGCAGCGCCTCGACAGCGACACTGACTGGCGATCTAATGCGCTGGTATTCGACACCATCACCGAATTCTCCTTCGACAGCGGCAACGTCGGCGGCGGCGAGAATGAAATCCAGTTCCTGCGCTTTGACGACATATCGAGTGGACACAAGCTCTTGGTCGAATACAACGGTGAGGCCAGCGACGAGATCACATGGACCAACTCAACATCGACCAACACGGCCAACCTGGAGGCGGCAATCGAGGGCCTGACCGATATCACGTCGGTGACGGTGCGTGTGAACGAGGGATCGGGCGCGAACGCGGAATTTGAGGTCGAGTTTGCGGGCAATGATGGCAAAAAACCTTGGCCGATCTTGGTGATCGACATTCTGACCGGCGACGGCACGGTGGTGCTATCCCGCAAGCAGTTTGGCAAAAAGGACTTTGACGCGCTATGGAGCGCCACGCGCGGCTATCCAAGCTGCGGCAACTTCTACCAGGGTAGGCACTGGATGGGAGGCTTCAAGGCACGCCCCGATGTGCTGGTGGGAAGCCGAGCCGGTGCGCTGTTTGACTTCAAAGAGGATGCGGACCCGGTGGCAGCATCGCCTATCGTCGTTGCGCCCAACGTTGACGATCAGGTAACGATCCAGAACATCTACCCAGGGCGGCACCTCCAGATTTTTACCAGCTCGGCCGAGCTTTATGTGCCGGACGAGCCGATTACCATCGACAACATTGCGCTCAAGGTGACGAGCCGCCACGGATCGAGCCCAGGGGTCAAGCCGGTGGACGTGCAAGGCGGCACAATGTTCGTGGATCGCAACGGCCGGGCGCTGCGCGAATACCTGTTCACCGACACCGAGCAAAGCTATTCGGCAGAGCCGGTGTCGCTCCTGGCCGGGCATCTTATGTCCTCGCCTCGATCACTGATGCTGCGCCGCGCGCGCGACGTGGACGAGCCCACACTCCTCTTGGCGTCGAACACCGGCACCGACCGCAACGGCGACGAGGTGCCAGCGGCCATGATCGTGATCGACCGCGCCCAGCAGGTGACTGGCTTTTTCCGCGTCAAAACCCAGGGCAAGCCTCTGGAGTTTGCCACGACACAAGGGGGCGAGGCGTTCGCGGTGGTCGAGCGCGACTTGGCTGGGGTGAAGTGGAATTTCATGGAGCAGTTCGATGATGCGTTCATGTCGGATTGCAGCGTTTCGATCTCGGGCTCCGGCTCGACCGTAGACGTGTCTGCCTATCCCTGGTTGGAGGGGCAGGAGGTCGAGGTGCATGGCGACGGCTTGCCGCTCGGTGCCTTCATCGTGGCCTCTGGCTCCGTGGACCTGGGAACGGCGACCTATGCCAGCTCGGCCGAGGCGGGTTTGCGCCAGGTGCCGCGCATTGTGCTGCATCCCTATAAGGGCAAGGGCGATCTCTCCCCGACCATGCAGAACATGCGCGTGTTCCGTGCCCTGATCCAGCTCGAACGCACCGGCGCGGTAGCGATCACCGGGCATGACGGGGGCAGACCGCGCCCGGTGTCGCTCCAGAATTACGATACCGGGCTGATGGACCCAACGCTGGAGGAGGTTCTTTTCACAGGGCCAAAGCGCGTTGGCGGTTTAGGCCGCTGGCAGAAGGAGCCGACGGTGGAAATCACCCAGATTGAGCCTATGCCGTTCCTCCTGCGGTCGTTAACTTATGATATCCGATTTTAGGAGGCAGGCATGGCAACAGTTTTCATGGCAATCGGGACGGCTGTATCCAGCGCCGCCGCTTCCGTCGGGACGCTTTTCGCGGGGGCCGGTGGGGCAGGAGCTGCGGCTGGTGCAAGCGCCGCAGCCGCAGGCTCTGGTGTCGTCACGCTATCACAGGTATTGAGCGCGGGCTCCGCTTTGGCGGCAATCGGGCAGGGCGTGGCCGCAAGCCGGGCGGCAAAGGACCAGGCGGCGTTCGCAAGAACGCAGGGGCTCCAAGAGCAAGCCCAAGGCGCGGCTCAGGCGCGTGACCTTGCGCGGGAATACGCCGAG